AAATTAGCCATGCTCGGAAATAAGGATGCGGCGAAGCGGCTGACGGATGCGGGGGTGCTGCTGCCGTGTCCACACTGCAAGGGACGTGCGGTACTGGTAGAAGGGACACTTCAAGCACCAGGGAAATACAGTGTAGTGTGCGGTGAATGCTTTTGCGCTACAAAATGGTGCATTTTAAAAGAGGATGCTATTGGACGGTGGAACGCCCGCGCGCCGATTCTGAGCGCGGAGGAGTTGGAGATGCTGGATGAACACTGATGTGATGTTTTCGAGCAAAACGGATTTATGGGAGACACCGCAGGAGTTTTTTGACGCACTGGACGCCGAGTTTCATTTTACGTTGGACGCCTGCGCCCTGCCGGAAAACGCGAAGTGCGCCCGGTACTACACCCCGGAGCAGGACGGACTCTCCCAGCCCTGGACGGGCGTTGTGTGGTGTAATCCTCCCTATGGCCATAATATTGGACAATGGGTAAGGCGTGGGCTATTTGCTTGCGCTGCTGGGAATACCGTTGTAATGCTTCTCCCAGCGAGAACAGATACGAGGTGGTTTCACGACTACATACTTGGGAGGGCAGAGATCCGTTTTGTGCGTGGGAGGCTGAAATTTGGCGGGAGCAAAAACAGTGCACCGTTCCCGTCAATGGTGGTTGTGTTTCGGCCGGAATCAGAAGGAGATTTGAAAATGGAACATCTCCGTTTTTGCGGTTCCCTCAACATTGCTTGCGGCCATGCCGGTGAGCAGGGATTCTGCACGCTGACCAGATGCCCCGTGGCCTGGACGAGTTCCAGGCCATGCGGAGGCACCAAGGGCCAACAGGGCCAAAGGGGCGGCCGGGCGGACACGGAAATGTGGGAGGCAATATGAAGAAGTCAACGTGCAGGGGCTGCGGGGCGCCCATTGTGTGGATCAGAACGGCGGCCGGGAAATCCATGCCCTGCGATGCGGAGCCGGTGCTGTACAAGGCCCGGGAGGGCGCGGCGGGGAAGATCATAACCGGGAACGGGACGGTGCTGTCTGCGGACATCGGCGGACTGGCCGCATTTGAGCCTGACGGCGTGGGGCATGTGAGCCATTTTGCCACATGTCCGGCGGCGGAACAATTTCGGAGAAAAGGGGGCGATGGACGGTGAAATATAGAAAGAAGCCAGTCGTAATTGAAGCTGTCCAGTGGACCGGAGAAAATCATGCAGAAATGTGTGAGTTTATCGACCCGGAAGTATTGGAGATCAAGCCGAAAGAGGGGGTTGTCATCCGCACCCTGGAGGGCGAACACCACGCAAGCCCGGGTGACTACATCATCAAGGGCGTAAATGGAGAGTTCTACCCGTGCAAACCGGGCATCTTTGTAAAGACCTATGAGTCCGCCGCCCTCACCCCGCCGAACGGGTGGGTGAGCGTGGAGGAGAGGTTGCCACCAGAGCATGAGCCGGTACTGTGTATTGTGAACGGGAAGCCGAAGCCGAACATCACACTGGAGGAGGCGTATCAGCTTGGATCGTGGAATAAGGCTGACGGCTGGATCATCGATGAATATCTGGACTGGGAAGATGCTGTTGTCTTGTGGTGGATGCCCCTTCCGGAGCCGCCGGGAAAGGAGGGGTGAGGATGGACAGGAAAGAGGCTGTGACCATCCTGCAAGAGAAACGGGATTTAGCCCGGATGCTCGAAGCCGCTGAAAAGTCCGCTGATTGGGCGGCAAAAGACAGAGTTGATTCCAGCAGTCTTAGGGCATCCCAGCATGGTCGATATGCCGATGCCCTAGACATGGCAATCTCCGCCCTGTCCCCGCCGAACGAGCCACTGACGCAGGCAGACCTTGATAGCATGGACTATGACAAGGTGTGGATTGACTATGAGGACGGCACCGGAGAATGGGCACTCGTGTGTAACGGCTATATTTACAGCATAGACACCCTGGAGGGAGCAGGGCTGGACTTTGTGGATTACATGCGAGGCGAGAGGTTAGAGCATCATGGCTATAAAGCATACCGCCGCCCGCCGGAGGGAGAAGCCAATGCCTGAGCACATCCTATCTCTGAGCTACGGAAAGGACTCATTGGCTTGCCTGGGAGCTATCGAGGAGCTTGGTTGGCCGCTCGACCGTATCGTCCACGCCGAGGTGCAGGCTACGGACACGATTCCTGCTGATCTTCCGCCGATGGTGGAGTTTAAGTCAAAGGCGGACAAAATCATCAAGGAGCGGTGGGGCATTGAGGTGGAGCATATCAGATGCAGGAACACTTACCAGGATATGTTTTACCGTCGAAAGAGCATAAGAGCAAAACGGAATCCAGGGAAAATCAGAGGATGGCCCATGAGAGGCGGACCTGGCGGCGCATGGTGTCAGGGGGATGTAAAGATGCCCGCACTTCGGAAAATAAAGAAACACGGGGATGTTATATACTTGGGTATCGCCAGCGACGAACCGAACCGATTTCACAGCCTGTCCGACACTAAGAAAAGTCCTCTTGTAGAAGTCGGGTGGACGGAAGAAGATTGCCGGAAATGGTGCGAGAAAAATGACTTGCTTTCCCCGATTTACACCACGGCAACGCGAGGTGGGTGTTGGTGTTGCCACAATCAGAGTGTAGGACAGCTCAGGCTTCTTCGGAAGAGCTACCCGGATTTGTGGGCGCTGATGCTCAAATGGGACAGCGACAGCCCGGTGACATTTCACACAAACGGCCACACCGTCCACGACTTTGACAGGCGCTTCCAGATGGAGGACGATGGGCTGATCTACCAAGACGATAAAATTTTCCGATGGTCAATGCTAAATGAGGAGCTGAACTATAGATGGTTTTGAGCGACGAAAAACGCGCCCTGCTGGGCGGAAAAGAGGCGGCGAAGCTATGAGGGTATTGGTAGCGTGTGAGGAATCGCAGGAGGTCTGCAAGGCGTTCCGGGCGCTGGGGCACGAGGCGTACAGCTGTGATTTGGAGCCGTGCAGCGGAGGCCATCCTGAGTGGCACATCCAATGTGACGCGTTGGAGATGCTGAAAATGCAGTGGGACATGATTCTGGCGTTTCCGCCTTGTACATATCTGTCGAACGCCGGAGCAAAACACCTGTTCAAGGGGGGCGTTCTCAATCAGGAGCGCTATCGGACAGGGCTTGAGGCAAAAGCATTTTTCTTGAGGTTTCTGAATGCCGACTGCCCGCACATCTGTGTGGAGAACCCAGTATCCAGCAAGATTTATGAAATGCCGCCGCACACCCAGGAGGTCCAGCCGTGGATGTTCGGACACCCGGTTCAGAAAAAGACCCGCCTGTGGTTGAAAGGACTTCCTCCTTTGGAGCCAACTAACATTGTTGACCCGAAATGCAGCTGTCACGAAGCTGGAACATGGTTCATGCGAGGTGGGAAAGACCGACAGAAGAATCGGGCCAAGACCTTTCCAGGCATAGCTCAGGCAATGGCAGAACAATGGGGAGAAATTTGTAATGGATGACGTCAAATTAGCCATGCTCGGAAATAAAGATGCTGCGAAGCGGCTGACGGATGCGGGGGTGCTGGTGCCATGTCCTATGTGCAGAGGACAGGCAAGGGTGCGGAACGAACGTTACTATCAGCCAAATGTCCGCAGAAATGTGATCTGCATGAAATGTTTTACGAACAGCGGATGGTATAAGACGGAACACGAAGCCCGCCTCGCCTGGAACACCCGCGCACCGATTCTGAGTGCGGAGGAAATTCAAAAATTGGAGGAGAACACATGAAATCTGCAAGGATTTACACCAATGACCTGAACCGGCTAATTGCGGCTACCAAGTCTTTTGTGAGTGATAGTGATCATCGACCCTGCAACCAGTACATCAAATTGGAGTTTCATGCGGCAGACAATCAGGTCGTGGCAATGGCCGTTGACGGATATCGGATGTCTGTAGAACATTCCGTTATCAGTGATTGCGACGAGGACTTTGTGGCGTTCATTAAGAGCAATACCAAACTCCGCAATAAGCAGTATGCAACCATCTCTCTGACCGAGGATGGGAAAGAGGCTGTAATCCGGTGCGGTGGGTTCTCGTTCGGATATATCCAGCCGCAGGACAGCGGATTTGAATGGGAAAAGGCAATCCCAACCAGCGAGGTAAAGTATCGAATTGGCTTCAATGGGAATTACCTTCTGTCTGCATTGCAAGCGGCGAAAGTCTCTGCTGACGGCAGTTTTAGGCAACCGGTCATTTTAGAATTTCGCAGCAATATTGAGCCGATTCTTCTCCGTACCAATAAGGAGGACATTAAGATGGTTCTTCCTGTTCGTATCAAGGAAGATTGAGCGGAGGAGATGAAGATGCTGGAGGGGATGGAATGAAGATCGGAGAGCATTTTGACATCGGAGAACCAGCTTTGCAAATCAGAACAGACGAGGATGGAAACACTGTAGCCTCTGCAATGAGAAAGGCATTTGTCCTCTGGAAAGAAGATGTTGACAACTACATCATGGACGAGATCATCAAGATGTGCAAGGAGAATGGAATTACAGACCTGTATGCGCTGAACCGGGATTTCATCCTGTCGGCCATCAGGGAGAAGATGGAAAGGGAGGCCCAACTATGAAGCTGGAAGAAGCGATAGTCTATTTTGAGTCGTTGCTGAAACGTTTTGAAGAAATGCGCGAGACCGAAACATCCTACTGGGGAAAGGTACACACTGAAACAACCATAGAGGCTATACGTACTGCCCTCGCCGCCCTCCGCCCTGTCAGCCGGGAGCGGGTGGAGAAGGTGTTTCCGGGGTGTCCTTATTGCAAGCCAGATTCTGAGGGATATGTGCAAAAATTTGGGGCATACAGCATCCTGAACGGGGAATTGAAAACAGGGCACTGTAAGCCACAGAAAATCAGTTTTTGCCCGCATTGTTTCCGCCCGCTGACGGAAGAGGCCGTGGAGATGGTGATGGAGAAAATTAACAATATGGAGGAAATAACAAATGAGCATTGACTGCAGATATTTTACCAACGGGACGAAAACCGCATACACATTGAAGCATACTGATACTGGGATGGTTGAGGAATTTGAAAAATTCGAGGAAATCCCGGTAGGAGTTCGAGAGCATTTTAAGCGGTTGACTACGCCGAAGTTCTGTGGCCCTGACCTCTCTACCATTCTTGGGCTAAACAGTGTATTTTACCCTGATTGGCCGAAAGCGTGTGGACACCCTGACTATCAGGGGAAACGGTGTATAGCTGAATCCTGTAAGTATGCAGACGAAGCGGGAGGATGGGAAAAGTGCCTGTATTTACAGAGTGGAAAAGGGGCGCTGAACGATGCGGATTGAGCGCAAGCGCTATGTGGTCATGCGGAAAAACAGAACAGAGGTCTGGTGCGGTCTAGCAAAGCATTTTAGTTTTCGTCCCATATCGGAAATAAGAGACGTTTCCGTAAAGACATATCGTTCTGAGGCGCAGGCTAGAAGCGGCTGTTCTTCGTGGGACAAAGACTTTGAAGTCGTTCCGGTAATCGAGATGATTGCGACTGAGGAGGCGCTGAAAGATGGAAGAGTTTGATTGCAAGAAGTGCCTGCACGAAAAGGTATGTGCGCTGTGGGCGAGCCGAGAATCGCAGAACGCAAGCTGTTTCTGTACGGATGGGTGTGATTACTTCACGCCCACCCTCACCCCGCCGAACGAGCCGCTGACGCTGGAGGAACTGCGGGAGATGGACGAGCCTGTGTGGGTTGCCTGCAAACCCATCGAGGGCGGGAACGGGTACTGGTGTCTGTGCCAGCATGGGCATATCATCACACCTGCAGGTAGCATTTACAATGTAAAGGAAATCCCGCATTGGGTGTTTTACCGCTGCCCGCCGGAGGGAGAAGTCAATGCTTGAAATTTGTCCAATGACGCTCAAAGAGGCCAACGCCTTTGTGGAGCAGCACCACCGGCATCACAAGCCGGTTGCCGGGCAGAAGTTCTCGATAGGCTGCACTGACGGGGAGAAGATCGTGGGCGTTGCCATCGTAGGACGCCCGGTATCACGCTACCTGGACGACGGCTGGACCTTGGAGGTCAACCGCCTTTGTACTGACGGAAGCCACAACGCCTGCTCCATGCTGTATGCCGCCGCATGGAGAGCGACTAGGGCAATGGGATATCACAAACTCATCACCTACATACTCGACACGGAGAGCGGCACAAGCCTTAAAGCCGCTGGATGGAAATGCGTGGGACAGGCTGGCGGTCTGCGTTGGACAGGAAAGCGCAGGCCGGAGGTCGATTTATGCCCAGCGCAAATGAAAATCAAATTTGAGATTGACGATGGGAAGCACCAGCCGGAGGGAGAGGAGGAAACCTGATGGACTACGAAAAGCTTGTGGCTGAATTAAGAGATTGGTTGCCACCAGAAAGTGAGAAAATCCCATACGGAGAACTAGTCGGCGCGCCATATCCATACAACCTGCAAGGCCCATTGGTGTATGCTGACGAGGTATGCAACTTAGTGGAAGAAGCTGCGGATGCTATCACTGCCCTGTTGGATGAAAACGCCAGACTGAAAAACAGGAAATCAATGTGGAGGAAACTGTTGGAGGCGGTTAAAAGCGCCTTTGGCTGGGGGGACAAAGGAGAGGAGGACACCTGATGGACATTGAGAAGCTGATTGAGCAGCTAAACGGATATTTTGAAGGGAAGGACCTGAAAAGAGGCGTTGCACTTGATGGCGCCACCGCCCTCTCCACACTCCAGGCCGAAAACGAGAAGCTGCGGGCCGGGCTGAACGACTTGCGAACCCAATGGGATATGTATGGAGGGGATGAAGGAATCACATCCACGTTTGCCGAGCTTGAGCAGGCCAGGGCAGAGATCACCCGTCTGAAACACTATGAGGACAAATGCCACGACTGCCCTATCGTTTGCGCCAAGAGGGAAATCATCAAGGCGCACGAGGAACTGGAAGCGGCGCAGAACGAACGGGATATGTGGAGAGAAGGTATGGAAGATTGCCAGCAATCCATTTTGGAGTTGGAGGCCGAGCTGGAGGAGGCAAAACGAAATCAATGTTTGGGCGCTGACTGTCCGTGGAGATATACAGCGATATAGGGAGGACTGACATTGAAATACAAAGTATCGTTTAGCGGGTTTGCTTATGTTGAGGCGGATTCTCCGGAAGAGGCAGAGGAAAAAGCTATGTACGAGGATAATGCTGTTTATGAGGAAAAAAAGTGTGAGTCCGTAGAAGAAGTAGACGAGTTTGCGGTGAGTTTGGAGGACTGACATGGAACGGCTGAGTGACTTTGCTGCTGATATTATCAATGATCTGTATGAAAACTCTGATTGGTACGGCGACTACTCTTTGATAGAAGCTGCCATTAACCGCCTCGCCGCCTACGAGGACACGCGCTTGGAGCCGGAGGAAATCATTTCTGCCATGGATATGGCGAAAATCGCTTGCGCTCTGCATGAACTCAACGCTTACAAGGAGCTCGGCCCCATTGACCGCCTCCGCACACTCAAACAGGCTGACGATGAGGGGCGGTGCATGGTGCTGCCTGCAAAGCCAGATCAAACTATCTATCAGTGGCGCAAAGGTGATGATTGCCCAAGCGTGAGCCGTCTTGATGGCGTACAAATTAACGCAGATGGAGAGATTACATATCCGATTTGGAACGGTTATTTGATACCTGAAGATTTCGGCAGAACCGTGTTCCTCACCCGCGAGGAAGCCGTGGAGACCACTAAAATTTATTCCATCGCAGGGCAGCTGCCGCAGGGCCGGGGCCTGATCTCTGCACGGCCTTTCCGCAGTCCGCACCACTCGGCCAGTGCCGCGGCTCTGGCTGGCGGCGGCGCACAGTTCCGGCCCGGCGAGTGCAGCCTTGCCAACTGCGGTGTGCTGTTTTTAGACGAATTGCCGGAGTTCTCCCGCGAGAGTCTGGAAGTGCTGCGCCAGCCGCTGGAGGACGGCCAGATCACCGTGAGCCGCGCCGCCGGAAGCGCCACCTACCCCAGCCACTTCCAGCTGGTAGCCGCCATGAACCCCTGCAAATGCGGCTACTACGGCCACCCCACCCGCGCCTGCACCTGCTCGCCCAGTGCGGTGCGGCAGTACCGCAGCCGGGTGTCCGGCCCGCTTTTGGACCGCATCGACCTGTGCGTGGAGATGGACCCCATCGCCTTTGACGAGCTGCACACCGCCGCCCCCTCCGAGAGCAGCGCAGAGCTGCGCAAGCAGGTGCTGGCTGCCCGCGCCATTCAGGCCAAGCGCTATGCTGCGCCGGGCTTTAAGGGAGTGCACTGCAACGCCCAGCTGAACGCCGGACAGGTGCGGCGCATCTGCCGCATGACCCCCGGTGCCGAGCAGCTGCTGCGCAGTTCCTACGATGCACTGGGACTTTCCGCCCGGGCGCATGACCGCATTTTGCGGGTAGCCCGCACTGTGGCCGACCTTGCCGGTAAGACTCTGCTGGACGAGGATTCTCTGCTGGAGGCGCTGCAATACCGGGCGCAGGAGAAATTGGACGGATAAGGCAGTCTGCACTCTAAAAATACAACGGAAAGAGGATGGAACACATGAAGCGCGCATACACAAACGGTATTCTTCTGGACGGTACCGAGCAGATGGAACCGGTACAGGGCAAGGTGCTGCTGACCGAAAACGATAAGATCACCGCCATTGCAGATGCGAGTGTAAGCCTTGACGGCTACGAGGTCATCGACCTGCACGGCGGGTATCTGTGCCCGGGGCTCATCAACCTGCACGTCCATCTGGCGGGCAACGGCAAACCCAGCGCAAAGCCCCGGGACAATGCAGCGCTGGTACGTAAGATCCTGAGCAACAGGCTGACCCGCGCCATCGCATACCGGCTGGTGTGCAGTTATGCCAAGCTGGAGCTGCTGGGCGGTGTGACCACCGTGCGCACCGTGGGCGGCATTGCGGACTTTGACACCCGCTGCCGGGACGACAGCGCCGCCGGAAAGGTGCTGGCACCCCGCATTCTGGCCGCCAACGAGGGCATCTCGGTGCCGGGCGGGCACATGGCAGGCTCGGTAGCAGTAGCGGCACACAACAACGCCGAGGCGCTGGCGCAGCTGGAAAAGGCCAGCGCACAGAAGGTAGACCTTGTCAAGCTGATGATCACCGGCGGCGTGCTGGATGCCACCGAAAAGGGCACGCCCGGCGAGATGAAGATGCCGCCGGAGATGATCAAAGCCGTCTGCGATGCAGCCCACAAGCTGGGCTACACTGTTGCCGCTCATACCGAATCTCCTGCGGGCGTGAAGGCTGCGCTGGAAAACGGTGTAGATTCCATTGAGCACGGCGCAAAAATGGACGAGGAGACGGTTCGTCTGTACAAGGAGCGGGGCGCATTTCTGTGCACGACCATCTCCCCCGCACTGCCCTATGCGCTGTTTGACACTACCGTTTCGGGCGCGTCGGAAAAAGACCAGTATAACGGAAAGATCGTCTTTGACGGCGTGATTGAAAGCGCAAAAACCGCGCTGGCAAACGGCATCCCGGTGGGCTTGGGCAACGATGTAGGCTGCCCCTACATTACCCAGTACGATTTCTGGCGGGAGCTGTGCTACTTCCACAAATACTGCAGTGTGAGCAACCGTTTTGCCCTCTACACGGCCACCCTGCGCAACGCGCAGCTGGCGGGCATCGGCGATGTGACCGGCTCTATCGCGCCCGGCAAAAGCGCAGACTTTATCGTAACGCGCGAAAACCCGCTGGAGGATCTGCGGGCTTTGCAACATCTGGAACTAGTGGTCTGCCGCGGCCGTGCCGTGAAAAAGCCCTCCCCTAAGCGCAAAAAAGAAGTGGACGCTCTGCTGGATTCATATCTTGTGTAAGCAGCCTGTCCAACATATAAAAACGCGAGCGGCCAAAACGGTCGCTCGCGTTTTTGTTTGCTATCGGTGGTTGCATTTTCTCTTTTCCAGTGCCGCCCGGTGTGGTATACTGGAAACGTAGAGGCAAAAATGGAAAGGAGCAAAGTACAAATGAACATTCGTAAAGCCGAAGAAAAAGACATTCCCAGACTGCTTGCACTGCTGGGGCAGGTGCTGCAGATCCACGCAGAGATACGCCCAGATATTTTTATCCCCGGCACCACAAAATACACTGTCTGCGAGTTAGCAGAGCTTTTGAAGCAGGAGGACAAGCCCATCTACGTTGCCGTGAACGAGGAGGATGTGTGCATGGGCTATGCCTTCTGTCAGCTGAAGAAGCAGCCTTTTTCCACCAACATGGTGCCTTTCAAGTCACTGTTCATTGATGACCTTTGCGTTGACAATCAGGCGCGCGGACAGCACATCGGGGAAAGCCTGTTTAAATATGTAAAGCAGCAGGCAAAAGCGCTGGGTTGCTACGAGGTAACCCTGAACGTCTGGGCGGGGAACACTTCGGCAGAGCACTTTTATGAAAAAATGGGCATGAAAACCAAGGAACGGCAGATGGAGTATATTCTGTAACTCGGCTTCCTGGTTTCAGGACAAATAATGCATTCTATATCCACCGGCGGGCAGCTACAAAACGGCTGCCCGCTTTTTATCGCAATATAAAATCGCCGCATTGTGGTCAAAGCCAAAGGAATTTTTCTCATTTTTCAGTAGATTCTTCCAGATTCTTTCGGTACTGTGCCGGACTGACACCATACTCTTTCTTGAATACCCGGCTAAAATAGAGTGGGTTATCATACCCTACGATCTCTGCAATTTCTCCAATATTGTATTCGGTGTTCTCCAATAAGCTTTGTGCATTTACCATCCGAAGGGACAGGATGTATTGTGCAGGGCTTATTTTCATGTACAGCTTAAAATTACGGATAAACCAGTTCGTACTGATATGCAGCGATTCTGCGTAATCGTCCACACTGACCTTTGTATTATAATTCTCGTTAAAGTAGGCAGCGGCGGCTTCGATTTCTTCGGGGATGCTTGTAGTTGTTTTCTCGCTTTCCTGCTGTTGCCTGCTTACTAAAAGCAGAATGATGTTGAAGAGAGAAGCAATATAGTCTTCATAGCCATATTCACATTGTTGCAGTTCCCGGATGATCTTTCGGAACAGCATTTTGTAGTCCGGCAGTGTGCCGCTGTAAAAAACGTGCTTGTCCAATGGTATTCCGTGATAGTTCAGGATGTTTTTGACATCGTATCCTGTAAAATGAATCCAGAACACCTCTGGGTGATCTTCTACATAATAAACATACTTCTGGACTTCTTTAGGCTGGTAAAGCACCATGTGTCCAGAAGTCACCACTTCCTCAACACCATCGAACCAGAAGTGTGCTTTACCAGATGCCACATAGAGGATTTGATAGTCTCTGCGACCCTTTGCCCAAAAAGTAGGTAGCTTAGGGCGTTTTTTCAAGCGATAAGTGCCACAACTGCCTACGACCAGCGGCTTTGAGTAGTCTTTGAAATCCAAACGGGAGTTGTTCAAATATCCTGAGTTGAAATACATCCCTGCGTCCTCCTCATCTTCAGAGATTTTACAGTGATTTGAGAAATGTTCTATCAAAAAATTACAAACTCTTTGATTTTGTGCATATTTTGTTCCATCTTGTCTATATCTTTTCGTTCCATTAGATTCTATAATATTTTCAGACGAAACGCAAGAGATTTGGGTAACTTGCGTAATGAGAATTCCAGTCTGAAGTGCGCAGCAGATTGGTCGCGCCCACACAAAACAAGCAAGATGGGAGAAAGCACAATGACTGAGAAACGTTATCTAAAGTGGTATAATAAAGTCGGCTATGGTTCAGGCGATATTGCAGGCAACGTGGTGTATGCATTCCTGTCCTCCTTCGTCATGATCTATCTGACCAACACCGTTGGCCTGAACCCCGGTATTGTCGGCACTCTGATTGCAGTTTCCAAACTGCTGGACGGTGTGACGGACATTTTCTTTGGTTCTTTGATTGACAAAACGCATTCTAAGATGGGCAAAGCCCGTCCTTGGATGCTGTACGGCTACATTGGCTGTGCCATTACGCTGGTGGCAATTTTCGCCATCCCGACCAATCTGGGACAGTTTGCACAGTACGCATGGTTTCTGATCGCATATACTCTGCTGAACGCTGTATTCTACACTGCCAACAACATTGCTTACTCTGCACTGACTGCTCTCGTCACGAAGAACAGTGCCGAACAGGTCGAGATGGGTTCTTGGCGTTTCATGTTCGCCTTTGCCACCAGCCTGCTCATCCAGTCCATCACGCTGGGTGCTGTTACGGCATTGGGCGGTGGTGCTGCCGGTTGGCGCACTGTTGCAATCATCTACGCCATCATCGGTCTGCTTGTCAACACCCTCTCCGTTTTCTCCGTGAAGGAACTGCCGGAAGGCGAATTGGTGGATACCACCGACAAAAAGGAAATCGAGCAGGACGAAAAGTACAATCTGGTTCAGGCCGCAAAGCTGCTTGCTGGTAACAAATATTATATGATGATTTGCGTCACCTACATTTTGCAGCAGATCTACGGTGCCATGATCAGCATGGGCACCTACTATGCAACCTACATCCTTGGCAACCAGAATCTGTTCGGTGTATTCTCTTGGGCAATCAACATTCCTCTGATCATCGCACTGGTGTTCACCCCGACCTTGGTTGCAAAGTGGAATGGAATGTATAAGCTGAATGTAATGAGTTATACTCTGGCAACGATTTCTCGTGCACTGGTTGCTGTAGCCGGTTACATGGGCAGCGGCAATGTGACCTTGATGCTGCTCTTTACTGCAGTCGCAGCTCTTGGTCAGGGTCCTTGGCAGGGCGATATGAACGCTGCGATTGCTGCTTGCTCTGAATATACTTGGCTGACGAAGCATAAGCGCGTGGATGGCACGATGTACTCCTGCACTTCTCTCGGTGTGAAGCTGGGCGGCGGTCTGGGTACTGCCATCACCGGCTGGCTGCTGGCAGCAAGCCATTTCGATAGTGCGCTGGCTGTCCAGCCCGAATCCTGCATCTCGATGCTGAAGATCATGTATCTGGTGATTCCGTTTGCTCTGGATGCCATCATCACCTTCATTCTCTCTCGTATGAAGGTCGAAGAAGCAAATGAAAAACTGCGTGCAGCAGTCTGATAACAAGCCATTATCATTTCTCCTTCATCTGCTGTTCCCCGGAGGAATCCAGCGATTCCTCCGGGGAGGCTGGAGAAATATTATAAAATTATAAAAGGTAAATGAGGAAATACTATGGCTGCATTTGATTTTGCAAAAGTAAAAGACCCCACCTTTTTCAAGGAAAACGTGCTGAATGCTCATGCAAGTTTCCGTACTTACGCTTCCCGCGAAGAATATCGGACAGGCTCCTCTTCTTTGGCGCTGAAGCTGGACGGTATCTGGAAATTCGCCTACGCAAAAAACTACACCAGTGCCATCCCCGGCTTTGAAAAGACAGATTACGATTGCAGCGGCTGGGATGACATTCATGTTCCGGCACACATCCAGATGGAGGGCTACGACATTCCCCAGTACGCGAATGTTCAGTATCCGTGGGATGGCCGTGAAGAAGTACAGCCGGGCGAGATCCCGCAGTGGTTCAATCCGGTGGCAAGCTATGTAAAATACTTCGAGCTGCCGGAATCCATGCAGGGCAAGCCCGTCCACATCGAGTTCGAGGGTGTGGAAAGCGGCATGGCTCTTTGGCTGAACGGGTCTTATGTGGGCTATACCGAGGATAGCTTCTCCGCACACGCATTCGATCTGACTCCCTATCTCCAGCCGGGCGTGAACAAACTTGCTGTGCAGGTGTTCAAGTGGACTTCCTCCAGCTGGTGCGAAGATCAGGACTTCTTCCGCTTCTCCGGCATCTTCCGCAGCGTGTGGCTGTACGCCATCCCCACCGTGCATCTGGAAGATGTATCCGTCAAAACGCTGTTTGCCGGGGATGATTTTACTCATTCCACGCTGGAAGTTGCATTGCAGGCGGAGGGCAAGGGCGCAGCCCGTCTGACCCTGCGCCGCAGTGCGCTGGAAGTGTTCTCCGAAAAAATCGCACTGAACGGCGGCTCTGCGCTGTTCAGCCATGCGGTGGAGAACCCCCACCTGTGGAGTGCAGAGGACCCGGCTCTGTATGAACTGGAAATCGAGCTGCTGGACGATGCAGGCCATCTGGCAGAGGTGACCGGGCAGAAAGTCGGTTTCCGCAAGTTCGAGCTGAAGAACAATCGGATGCTGCTCAACGGCAAGCGCATCGTGTTCAAGGGTGCCAACCGTCATGATTTCAGCTCCATTACGGGTCGTGCTGTGGGCGTACACACCCATGAGGAACTGCTTCGGGATATTATCACCATGAAGCAGAACAACATCAATGCCATCCGTACCAGCCATTACCAGAATCAGGATGCACTGTACGACCTGTGCGACGAGTATGGTCTGTATCTGATCGCAGAGAACAATCTGGAATCCCATGGCACATGGGACATTCATCAGGCTGGCATTCGCGGCATTGAGGGCGTTTTGCCCAATGATAAGCCGGAGTGGAAAGCTGTCTTGTTCGACCGCATGAATTCCACTTACCAGCGTGACAAAAACCATCCTGCTGTTCTGATCTGGTCTCTGGGCAACGAATCGTTTGGCGGTGAGACCCTGCTCCAGATGGCAGAGATGGTCCGCCGCTTTGATGACACCCGTCTGGTGCATTACGAAGGTGTGGTCAATGATCCCCGCTTCCTCGAAACCACCGATATCGAGAGCCATATGTACAGCACTGTGAAGGACATTAAAGAGTATCTGGCACAGGGCGATAAGCGGCCTTATATCGAGTGCGAATATTCTCATGCTATGGGCAACTCCAACGGTGCTTTGCACAAGTACACGGAACTTGCCGACCAGAAGGACTGCGGCTATCAGGGCGGCTTCATCTGGGATTACATCGACCAGTCCATCTGGAAAAAAGACCGCTACGGCAAGTGGTTCCAAGCCTACGGCGGCGACTTCGGTGAGCGTCCTACCGACTATAATTTCAGCGGAAACGGCATTGCCTACGGTGGTGATCGTGCTCCTTCTCCCAAGATGCAGGAGGTCAAGTTCTGCTATCAGAATATCGCCGTTTCCATCGACAACTCTGGATTTGAAGTCTGGAATAAGAACCTGTTCACCTCTACGGGTGCTTTCGACTGCGTTGCTCTGCTGCACCGTGATGGAAAGCTGTATCAGCAGCAGGAACTGACCAATATTGATGTTGCTCCCGAAGAGCGTTCCAGCTTCCCGCTGCCGTTTATGGTCCCTGCGCTCCCCGGTGAATATGCAGTGACCATCAGCTTCCGTTTGAAGGAGGACACCAGCTGGGCAAAGAAAGGTCATGAAGTCGCCTTTGGACAGGGTGTGATTGCTGTGGTTCGTTCCATTCCCAGCAAGAAGGCCACGCCGTTTACCGTTACGCACGGTACACACAACATCGGTGTCCGTGGTGAGAATTTTGATGTTTTGTTCTCCGATCTGAATGGCGGCCTGACTTCCTACCGCTATGCCGGAAAAGAGATGATTCAGGAGATCCCCCGTCCCAACTTCTGGCGCGCTCCCACCGACAACGACTGCGGCAACAACATGGGCGGCGTTCGCGGTCAGTGGAAGCTGGCAAGCCTGTACGCTACCGTCAAGGGCATCGGCAAGGAGATCCCGTCTGTTCATGGCGGCACCATCCTCCAGAACCCCACCTGCGAGGTGGAAGCCGACAGCGTGGTCGTGACCTATCTCTATAACCTCCAGACCAGCCCCGCAGCAGAGTGCAGCCTGCAGTACCGTGTGTTCGGTGATGGCCGCATCCAGACCACCCTGCACTATGACCCGGTGGAAGGACTTGCAGCAATGCCGGAGTTCGGCGTACTGTTCAAGATCGACGCTGACTACGACACGGTGGAGTGGTACGGAAACGGCCCTGCGGAGACCTACTGGGATCGTCAGCATGGTGCAAAGCTGGGCATTTACCAGAACAAGGTCGCAGACAACATGGCACAGTACCTTGTGCCGCAGGAGTGCGGTGCAAAGACCGCTGTGCGCTGGGCAAAGGTAGTGGACCGCAAGGGTCGCGGGCTGCTGTTTACCGCAGATGCCGCAAAGCCCATGTTCTTCTCTGCGCTGCCCTACACTCCCCATGAAATGGAGAGTGCCAAGCATCCCTACGAGCTGCCCCCGGTGCATTACACGGTGATTCGTGCCATCGGCGAGCAGATGGGCGTTGGCGGTGATGACAGCTGGGGTGCCAATGTCCACCCGGAGTATATTCCTGATGTGACCAAGCCTGTGGAGTTCACCTTTACGTTCCGTGGCATCTGACCCTCGTTATTAAGACACCTTCGCGTTGAGATAAGGACATCCCTGCATGAGATTCCTATCAAAAGCGAGGGTGTCTTTTTTGGTATCACAAAATCTCAATTCCTGACACCACTATTTATAAGTAGTGCTTCGCTCTATATAAGTAGCGTTGCTATGTCAAAATAGCTGTATTCCGCTTTTGTTTAGAGCATTTCTTTGAATGGTTCTCCAAACTTTCTTTAACGTATTGAAGTATACAAATTTTATCATATTCCACCGGTGGATACTTATATTTTTTCAGCAAGTGTTTCACCATCTTACGCATACTCGCACGGGCAGTTTCTTTTTTCTGCAGGTCTATTACGCTCGCATTACTGAATTTCTGCGTTTCCAGCCATCTCCATTGCAGCGTTCGATTGACACAGGTTGCGTTATCGGCAGATACAGCAAACACAACGGGCAGCTCTGGTATAACA